TTTCCTCAGAAAGAGGACCATTCCCATTATCATAGAGGTTACAAAATAAAACCATACTCCAATCACCATTATTATGATCAAGATAAAATTGTTTCCAATATATTTCTCTTTCATTGAGATTTTCTATAAAACATTCTTCTATAATCTCAAATATATGGTTTTCCCATCCATATTTTTTTAATGAATTGTATATCTTTGGTTGGGATTTTTGTTTGAAGTTTTTATATGTGTTTTTTCTTCTTAATATATTTATTGATTGTCCTATATATACCTTTCCATTAGGGTTTATTATTTTGTAGATTCCTGCGATACCGTTCTCTGGCTTTTCCATCTTGTTGTTCTTTATTGTTCCAATAATATTCTCGGGCACGTTGTTTTTTAACAGCTTGCTTTTCTTCTTCAGTTTGATATTTTTTTAAACGTCCCATATCGGTTATACATATTATAAAATTAATAAAGATTGAATAAAGATTGAACATATATAAAAATTAGTATGTTGCTGAGCAGAGAATACATTTGTGAAAGGGGCACCATTTACAGTTATCATTAGGTGTAGGTTGATGTTCTACTTTTTTATACCCAGTTAAATCAAATGCTTCCTCTATAAATTTGTTAATAGATTGTGTTGCTCTATTTAATTTTACCTTACCTGATGGGGGTGTAAATGTTTGTATTCTTCTAATAACAAAATCATCACTCTCATATAATTTTCTTTTTACTATAAAAAATTCAACTTCTATATTTTCTATAGGGAAATTGAATTGTTCTGAAAAGTATTTTTTATATAAGATTAATTGGAATTGTTTATTTTCATCTTTTTTTTCTTTGTCTTTCCAACCTGAAGTACTGGTTTTAAGGTCAATAATTTGGATTGTGTTTGTAGGTTCATGGTACATAACTATATCTAAATACCCTTGATATACAACATTAGGTAATTCTGGGTTGGGGTTTATGGTGATTGGTATTTCACATCCAACTAAGTACCACCCACGTTTGGAAAAATATTTTGCTTTATTTTTAGAAAAATCTCTAATTATTTCAATACCATCATCATAAAATTCCCTTAATTGTGATGGTTGTAAAAAATGTTGTTTGTTGTTTTTTTTATATTGGATCTTATATTCTTTGGATAATTCTTCTTCAAACATATCCGAAGTATTTATTTTATCAGCTTCTACTCCACTTTGTTCATACATTACTGTAAGGTAATGTTGGATAGTATTATGTAGGGCTGTTCCGAATATAGTATGTATGGTAGAGGTAAATTGTTTGTGTCCTTCTTTATATTGTAAAGACCATTTTTTTGGACATTCATTATACATTGAGAATTGAGAGTATGAAACCAGTTTTTCATTAGCCCAATCTATATCTCTTTTAGGATAATTACGAATATCCTTTATTATTTGTGGTAATTTCTTTTTTGCCATAACCTTAATATACGAAAAACCATTATTATATCCAAATTAAAAATAAAAAACCACCCAGGTAGCGATACTTGAGTGGTTTAATTTTACCCGTAAGGCAAAACGGTCCTAAGCCGTATTTTAAATTTCTTCTTCTGTTTCAGCTTCTCCTCCAACTAAATCTTCATAGCATTTCATTGTTAATACTTTTTCTTCTTTAGTTAAATTGATTGCTTTTTCAGCTACATCGTGTAAATCCATATCAGTTGAAGCGTCTTCACGTGCGTATTCTAACATACGAATGAATAATGGAACATCCATTACAATTGCATCTACTACATCTTGTTCTGCACCTTCTTCTTCATTGATTGTATATTTATCATTCATGAAATGTTCGAATGCATTTTCATAGTCTGTTTTTTCACGATCGAAAATATTTCCTACCATTCCCATACCAACGAAGTTTTCATTGATGTTTTCTTTAGGGGTTTCGATTGTGGTTTCATTGGTTGGAGATGTTACACCTGCCAATTTTTGCATTCTTTTAAATTCTTCGTTATCCATTGTAATTTTATTATAAATATTATGATTTTTTTACCTCACGCAATGTTGTTAATGCTTTTTGCATATATAAAATATCATCTAATTTTTCTTGGATACTATGTTCTAGCCAATCTTCTAGTGATAAGTCAGTACGATCTAAATCTGTATTATATTTTTGTTTCCCAAATGTAGCTCTTTCAATAAATTTATCGATAATAGAATCTACTATTGAATCTGTAACCTTAATTTCTCTTGTCATTATTTTACTAATTTTTTGATTTCTTTATCATCTACCCCCATTTGGTGTAAGATACCTGTTACACCACTTTCACGCAAAAGTGAAATATATTCATCAGCTTCCCCTAAGCTACATTCAAAATATCTAGCTACATATCCAGCTAAATCATTATTTTGGTTCTTCTTCTTGGAACCAATGTATTTGTTAAATACTTTACGTTTTGGTATCATTTCTCTATAAATTAAATATATCTGTTTCTTATTATCGTGGGGGATTTTTTGAATGTAATTTACTAATTCAATGTAATCAGGACACATGGATACGTATTTATGGATCATGTAACTCGTAAAGGATTTCCAAGACTCTTCTGAGATTTCTTCAATGGGAGTTTTATATTGGGTGATTTCATTTAACCACCCAAATAAATCTTTTATGTGTTTTTGTTGTTTCACAAAGTGATATCTTTGTATTCTTCTCTCAACTCTCTAGGTAATGAATCTACCAACACTTTACGTGAATCTAAATCATAAAATACTGGGATTGGGACTAATGCATCTTCGTCTGCTCCTATCATGAATTTTGAGATTTTACGGATAATAAAAGCTTGTCCGAATAAATGCCCTCCGTCGAATCCTTCAACAGATGTTGATTTTGATAAATCAATGTTTAATTGTGGTTGTTGCATATTTGTGGTTTTTATTTTAAGTATTCTATTATTTTTTGGATACATGCCATGAAGCAAATTTCTTTATCTAGTAAAGAAACACTTTGAAACATATGATCATTCACTACTATTGTCACTAATCCTTCTTTTCCAGATGCAAATTTATAGGAACTATCATATAATTTTTTATATAAATTATCAAAATCGGAAATATCATTATCAGCAATTAATTGTCTTATAATTTTAAAACTTTTTGTGGATGGTTTAATTAACACTTCTATTATTTTTTCCTCTACATCTACATTATTTGAAATGGTTTGTGGTGGACATAATTTACCATCTTGTATATATTTTTGAACGGTATTTATAGTTCTTCGAATATCTGGGTAGCATGAATTTATAATTTGGGCTATATCCTCTAATTTGAATTCTATATTTTCAAGGGTTAATATTTTATCTAAATGGATTGCTACTGCTTTTTTAGATGGTGGTTTTAGATTATAATCCTCTAATCTTGATCTTAATGGTTCAATTAAACGTTCAGGGTAATTTCCTGTTAAAATAAAACGAGTATTTAAACTGTATGTTTCTATTAAGTTTAATAATAATACTTGTGATGCTTGTAAAATATGAGTTGCTTCATCTAAAATTACAATTTTTGGAGCATCTTTAAATGACATTGTAGAAACAAATGGTAATATTTCATTTCTAATATCATCCATAGAACGTTTATCTGTAGCATTTAAATAAATATAATCACAATCTATATTTTTGGCTAATATTTTTGCTAATGTTGATTTTCCTGAACCTGGTGCTCCATAGAAAAATAGATGTGGTGTATTTTGTTCTGAGATCCATCCCTCTATTTTTTGTTTAAAGTTGGGGTCACATACATAACCATCTAGAGTTGATGGTCTGTAACGCTCATTTAATATATAATGTTCTTTTTGCATAACTTTTATTTAAAAATACAAAAAAAGCTTGTATAAAACAAGCTCTTTCATATCTTATGTGGTTTTTTATTTAATAATACCTGCTAATACAAGCATTCTTCTTTTATCCCAATCTATCCCTTCCATTAATCCTTCATCTTGCAAATACATTTGCATTTTAGCTTTTTGAGAAATGGTTATATTTTTTATTACCAAATCAAATTCTTCTCCATTTTCAGCAATTTCATATGATGCTGTTGGGATTACGAATTTTTCTTTTAATTCTGCTCTTAAATCAGAAGCTTCTGCTCTTGATGGAACTGTTACTTTCAATTGGGTGTATTTTGAAACTTTTTTAAGAACTGTTGGTTCACCATCTGTTTCTTCTTCTTTTTTACCAATTTTATAATCTGTTATTCCAGCATTATCCATCACTGTTTTAAGAATTTTCTCCATTGTATTATCACCTGGGATATTTTCATTGGATTTTCTAGGGAAAACTAATGAATTGTTGTCAACATACCAATCTAAAATATTTGATGATGTTGACATATTTTTAATTAGATTATCTAGTGCATCTTTTGTTAGTTGAGGGTAAAAATTCTTCCAATCTCTAACTTCTTTAGGTAACTCATCAAAACTTAAATCTTCCCACCCAGTAATATCTAATTGGGGTAATCTTGATTGAATATCTTTTGACTTTAATAATCTCCATTCAGAATCTGCTGAATTCCAATCCTTTTTAGCTGTTGCAACTTTAACATTAGGTCCACCTTTAGGTCCAAAAAATTTGGTTTTGGCTTGGGGGATGTTTATGTTAGTATTTTGAGCATATGAAGCATATTTTCCATAATTATCTAAATCTTCTAATGCTTTTTCAACTTCTGGTATTGGGGTAGATTGTATTACTAATGTTATATTGTGTTTGGCTCTAATTG